GAACGCGGCCGCAATCGCTGTTCCCCAAGTGAACATACTGCCGGTTGCTCTTGTAATCATCCTACCGACATTTCTAAGTCCTCTACCCGCCATGTTTGCCCCGGAATACTTCATAACCCTGCCACGCACCCGTTTGAGCATGTCTCTTCTTCTTTGTGTTGCCTGTCGTCTCCTCTCTTCTGCCTCTCTAAGCTCTCGTGCCGCTTTCTCTGCTGGTGTTTCCTGTGGCGATGGTGCCGCTTGGCTGGAGCTTCCTCCTGCTTGAATTAAACGAGATAATCTTGAATCTGTTAGTCTGATTAAATTTGTTAAATCGGCCGAAATACGACGTAGGACACTCGTTACAGGAGATAAATCCATTTGTGAGCCAGTACTGCCAGAAGAACTCAATTGGGCTATACTGGCAGACATGTTTGCAAGTGTTGTAGTGTTTGTCGCAACCGCATTGCTCACAGCGGTGCCGCTGTTTTGCACTGCCCTGACAACATTACTAAAGCCTTGTGATGTATTTCCCGATCCAATTTGCATCTCAGACATATCTTTATCCTATTTTTTTATGCTTACTTCAGCATTTTTACTTTTAACATATGCTTCCTTACCAAAGAAAGCTGCCACAATTGCTGCGACAGAAACAAAGTATGTAGCTGCCATATCTCCTAAGATTGAAGCAGCTTTGTCAAGTCCAACAAAAGTGGAAAAAACAACCAAAGAAGGATATAGTAGCATACCGAAAAGAGCAAACCATGCCATATATCTTTGGGCATCCTCTTTTTTATCTTCATTCTCTAACCTCATCATTTTAGCATCCATTTCAAGTTCTTCATCAGTCACAACACCATCACCATCTAAATCATATTTTGAGTATCTACTTTCCGGTTCAAGCGTTTTTTCGTTCATCAGTAGCGGCTCCTTTGATTTTCTCTTTCTATTCGTTCTTTTTCCTCTTTCAAAAAATTTGTTAATAATCCAACGTATATATCCCTCTCCCACGGTATCATATCTTCTAACTCTGTTAAACTATATTTGTGATGTTGCATAAGTGCAAAATTCAATTCATAGTAAGAATACAGTGTTATATGAGAGAGGGTTACCCGAAAAAACTCTCCATTCCCTGTAGAATAACTTCTCCTGTCTTTTTAGTCTTTGGGTTAGTGACATTTATAATATGAGTCAATCGAGGCATTGTGTCAAAGAATTTTGCAATATTCTCAAATGATTCAGTTGTCAAACTATCAAGAAATTCATCTAATTCTTGTTCTGTTATGTCAGCTTTATAATATACATCTTCGCCATAATGAATTTCACTAACACATCTTTTCAGTAATGTAAAAATTATGTCCATTTCTGATAACTCATCAATGCCATCCATATCATTTATATATGGATATCGCATATAAAGTTTAACATCTTTTGCTACATCAATTTCATTTGTATGATCGTCTTGTATTTGAACCTCTACTTCATCTAAATTAACTGTTACATCTACTCTAGTTTCTTGATCATCTGGACAAAGAACATTTAATTCTACCTTTTCTCCAACTGATTTACCACGAATTTTGACGAACAAATATTCAATATCAAACATAGGGACCGTATCTGTAGAAATTTTTTCAAATGTACAATCATATATAACTTTTGATATTGCAGATGAAATATCTGCACTATTCTCTGATTCTTGTGCAATCAATAAATGCTTTTGTTCTTTAACAAGAAATGGTCTGGCTTTTAATTTTTCTCCTGTAGAGGGTAATTCTAATTCAAATGTCGGTGTTTCAATTTTTGGTAATGCCATAATTTGTAATCCTTTAAAATAATCTTCGCAATGTCGCTGGTAAATTTGCAGTGATGCTTCTTTCAACTGTTCCTAATGCTGTATCAAATAATCTATCTGCTAAACTTTTTGGTGGTTCTCCACCAATATTTGTCCAATTTCTAAAAGCCCAACTTACAGGTGTTTTTATAATTTCAGAGCTTGGGCCAGCTGCTAAGTTAGTTCCACCAATTGTTTTGGGAAAACATTCGTGAAGCCTAAGACCATATGCTTTTTTAAAATCTCTATTCAATAAAAATATATCAATTGTCCCAACATAATTGTAGTAGTAACCAACATCGTGTGTGAGAACATTAAATGCTTGTTCTTGCCAGTTCTCAAAAAAGGTTCTTTCGTCCAAACCATTTGATGCCTGAAATGACATAGTAATATCTTCTGCGTATGTTGCTTCAGTCACAAGTTCTCTCATTGGACCATATTGAGCGCCGCCTGATAGTTGTTGAGTTGTCAATCCTCTGCCGGGTAGTATGAGACTATCTGCTCTTAATGATATTTCTCTGGTGTTGTGCCCAAGTTCGGCCCTGTCTTTCGGATTGAGTTCTGAGTTGCCGCCACCTAAATGGTTTGGTGGAAAGATTTGAACCTCATAAAGATTTGGTCTTCCGTATGCATTGTCACTACGAAATATTGACAGAACATCATTTAATGCCCCGAATGCAAGTGCATCTGTGAAATTATTTAATGCTGTTGGCATTATATCATTTTCCTTTTTGAGTCATTGTAAGCACGGGAAGCAGATGCTTTCTTAAACCTCTGAACAGGCAATAATGCAGCAATAACCCATTCTTCTGGAATCACAATTCTAAATTCAGATTTAACCTGACCATACAAATAGTGCTTTATTGTTGGTTTTATTATTGGAATATCTTTTAACTTTGAATACTCTGTAATTATACTTGTATTTGAATCATACATTCTAGAACTTCTTGATGTTCTGTCCTCTGTTATTCTATCTAGTAATCTTATTCTCATTGGAATTGGTAGGTAATGAAGATTCAAACCCAAAAACCCACCAGCAGCGCCACCAATAGGAAGTATCAGGGGAAATGTATCATAATAAGGTAGTGTCTTTTTATGTTTTGGATCATAGAAAAACATGTTGAGAGTTCCAAAAGACGGTCCACCAGACCGTCTTCCATCTCTTAGTAAGTCCATGGCGCCGGGTTTACCAAAGTCTGCTATTTTTTGACGATACCAGCCAATTGATCTTTGTGTGTCTCCAGCAGCTGCACGAACAGCAGATGTAAAATTAGGTGGTGCCATTTAATTATTTATAACGAATACCCAAATCATCCTCTGTCAGTATTTTAAATTCCATACCATTGTTGTCACACCATTCTGTTGCATACTTCCATTTGGAACTATTCACACCCCAAGTTTTTACCTCATTTATATATCGTTTATTTTTTCTCTGTGGTTCTTTTGGTGGTTTTGTTTGCTTCTTGGGTTTGACTTCAATGACAAGATTTTTGATGGTGCCGTTGTGTTGTTTTATTTTACAGTAAAAGTCTGGAAAATAACGATGCATTCTGCCATCCCAAGGAGATTTGTATGGTATAACTATCTCTTCACTGCCCCACTCAATCACAGATTCAGTGTTGTCACAATAGACCATAAACTTTCGCTCCCATAAAGAACGATAGATTACATTGTGAACATTACCTCTATATTTTGAGGGGTTGGTTGGTTTGTATGTTCCTTTGTATGCCATGATGTATAAATACTTCTAAATAAGGACTATTTAGACATGGCAGTATTCACCGCATTAAGAAACAAGGCAGGACAGGTTGCAGCTGGTCTCGCTGGTTCAGCAATTAAATCAACATTAGGATTAAACCGGGCACCTGGCGCACTTGGATCGTCAGCTGACGCTGGACCAAAACCTAGAAACCCCGCTAATGTAGATTATATGCAGTATCCATCAGACTTATCACATGAGTCCAATAGTCATTTTGTTTTATTTACTGTCAAAACATTTGAAGGTAAGAATAAAACAGACACTACGGACAAAGGTACGGCAGCAGTTCCCGATACGGGCAGTGTCCAAGCGGGTGAAGCGGCGGCAGCGGCTGCCACAACCTCGACAAGAGGTCGAGGCTCTCTGCAATTAACCTCACGGGCTGCTACTAAAAGCGGCCCATACATTGCGCTATATATGCCACCTTCAGTTCAAGAAGTATATTCCTTACGATATAACGATACAGAAATAAGTGCGCTGGCTAACATTGCTCATGCAGCATATCAAAGTTTTAAAAATACGCAAGGTTCTGACATTGCCTTTCAGTCTTTGTTAAACCCCGAAAGTGGAATGGCACAAGGAGTTCAAACGGCTGTAAATAAAACAGCGGTAGGAATTGCAGACGCAATTTCAAAAGGAGGAGCAGCCGCAATTGGCATTGAGAGAGGAGTAGTTTTCACTCCAAAAATGGAATTAATGTTTGAAGGAGTAAATCGAAGAGGTTTTAGTTATAGTTTTATTATGATGCCAACTTCACACGATGAAGCAGTAGAAATAGAAAAAATTATTCGTACTTTTAAAACACACGCTGCTCCAGATTATGCTAAAGATGATAGACTTGGTATGGAGATGACAATACCAGATAGATTTCTCATAGAATATTACAGCACTGCACCCGGCAAGGATGGGGCCCCTAAACCAAATGGATACTTGACTAGTATTGGAGAATGCTTTTTAGAACAAGTATCTGTAGTTTATGGTGGCGATAAATATATCGCTCATTACCCAGATGATAAGGGTTCACCTCCAGCTAGAATTCAACTAACACTAAGTTTTAGAGAGCTTGAGATTCAAACAAGAGAGATGATTGAAAACAGTATTTCTAGTTTACCTGGCGTCACAGGAAGTGCAGCAGTACCTACAGCGAAGCCTAACATTACCGATCATGTGCCGCAAAGTGCGGATCAAAATTTATTTTAAGGACTTAGTTTATGTATTTTTCAAGTTTTCCTAGCATTTTATATGATTCTGTAGGAAATAATGACTTCAAGATAGTAACAAATCTTCTTAGGAGGGTTTCTCTACGGGCAAAGATTAGAGAAGATACTTTATTGTTTGATAGGTATGATGTTAGAGGGGGAGAAACACCAGAAATCATTGCTCATAAATTGTACGGTGATTCAGAATTGCATTGGATTATTCTTATATTGAATAATATTACTGATAGATATTCTCAATGGCCAATGTCATACTCACAATTTTTATCTTTTTTAGCAGAAAAATATCCATTTGACAGTAGCCTTTCAACACAACTGGTAGACCAAACTCATCATTTTGAGATAACTCAAACCTCTGGTGACACTACTGTAAAAATTAACATTGGAACTGTTGACACTACATCTGATCTTAGTGCAACAGCTGTAACTAATTTTGAATATGAGCAAGATAGACAAGACAAACTTAGACATATTCGCTTGTTAGACCCATCAAATTTAACTCAATTTATATCGGAGTTTGAAAGTATTATGAAAGAAAGTGTTATATAAATGGCAGTTCCTCAAACAAATAACTTGAAAAGAGCAGGTAATTTTTTTATTGAAGATGCAAAAATTGTTACTTCGCAAGGAATAGTATTAAGTATTTTACCGCAGATATTGCATATTGAAATAAATGAAAATATTCAATTGAATTCTGTCACTGGTAATTTATTTTTATCAGATACAATTGATATTGCATCTGTTGGGCCAATTATTGGTCAAGAGTATTTATCTTTAAAAATACATACATCTGGTGTTAATGATGCAACTCTTGCGATAGATTTTACACAAGAGTTATTTCACATAACTTCCCTATCTGTCAGAGCGCCGACTGGTCAGCCAAACACACAATCTTTATTATTAGAATTCACAACTCACGAATTGGTAAAAAATCAGAGAGTTAAATTAAATAAAAGTTTTACGGGCACATGTTCTGATATAGTTGAAACTATTTTAAGGAATGAGTTAAAAACTAAAAAGGACTTGTTTATAGAGCCTAGTGATGGCATAAAGAAATATGTTTTTCCTGATGTTGATCCATTCACTGCTATCAATATGATCAAAAGAGAAGCTGTCACTATTTCTGACGGCGCACCAACTTTTATGTTTTATGAAGATTTACGAGGATATCATTTTAGAAGTTTATCCAGCATGTATGAAAAAGATGTATCCCAAAAATACAATCCATCTGTTATTGGGTCAAAGGGAGGAGTTAGACCAGAAGACTCTTTCAACGACATGCGTTCTATACTTGGTATGCAAATAACTGGAAATGGTGATACTTTGTTGGGTTCCTTTACTGGAGCTTATGCGTCGAAACTTACAGTATATGATACATACGCTAGAAGATTTAAAGAGTACACATATAATTATCTAGACAGTTTTAAAACTGAACAGCATATATCATCAAGAAATAAAGTTACGAATGCATCAGGAGAGGATGATTTTCCATTGATCAGTGAAACACCAGTAGAGAACACTTCTCGCATCAGTGATTTTCCAGCAAAAACATTTCTACGTTCTACTGCAAATAAAGTTACTCCCGGCGAAGTCGAAAATACCAACGATGACCCCGGCATAAGCATTCAACACACAAATGATGGCCGCTATACATTCAATTCCACCAGACCAGAAACTTGGTTGCAGAGAAGACAATCTCAAATTGTTCAATTAGAAAATGGTATTTCTGCAAAAATAGAAGTGCATGGGAATACTATAGTGCAGTGTGGTTCAATCATTCAGTTTAATCTTCCACTGGCATCGTGGGTTGAAATTAAGGGTAATGAGGATAGGATAGATAAATTCTTTAGAGGAAGATTTTTAGTAAAAGGTATTCGGCACGATTTCAGTATTGAAACTAGCAGACACGAAATGGTGCTGGATATAGTCAAAGACTCTCTACCATCAAGTTTATCAAAACTAGATAAAGCTATAGACACTCAACCGGAGCAGGCAGGCACAGTTCAAAGAGAATTTGGATCAAGAATTGATGCTTCTCAATCCTGACACTTTATTTACGAAAGGAGTAATGTTAACTTAATTATCATGCCAACAACATATCATAAAAAAAAGGAGGATAAGATGTTATCCAGAAAAAATCGTATTAAACAAATGAACTTTCAAATTCAAGAGCGCCGAGTAGAAGAATTAGCTCCACTTTCAGATGATGATAAATATGTTATAGAGATGGCAGGATATCAAAAGTTAATAGGACGAACTAATGAAAACATTTCAAGAACTGCAAGAAGGTCTTCAAGACCCTCACATATTTAAATGTTTCTTCCTTGCTGGAGGACCGGGCAGCGGTAAGTCATACGTTGTTCGGTACTCCGTAGGGGGAACTGGTCTAAGAGTAGTCAATTCTGATGCAGCATTTGAGACTATGATGGACAAAGCTGGACTCACCCTAAAGATGAATACAGAACGAGGTGAACGTGAGACAGAACGGAGAGATGTTGTTCGTGGCCGTGCAAAGGTGACCACCGATAAGATGCGAGACAACTATCTTGAGGGTCGCCTTGGTGTTGTCATTGATGGCACTGGTGATAACTATGATAAGATTAATGGTTATAAAGCAAAACTACAAGCACTGGGGTATGATTGCTACATGATATTCGTCAATACCTCTCTTGATGTTGCGCTAGAGCGAAATGCAAAACGAGATCGTAATGTGACAGAATCTGTTGCGATCCAATCTTGGAAGAATGTGCAAGCAAATATAGCTAAGTTCCAGAATTTGTTTGGGCGTCAGAGGTTTGTCCTCGTTGACAATAATAAAGCAGATGATGACATTGAAATGGATACCCACAAGGTAATCAAGAAACTTGTCAAAAATAAGGTCAACAATCCCATTGCAAACAGTTGGATTGCTGATCAAATGCAACTTAGGGGCATTACCAAAAGACCATCTGCAAGAAATGTCGGTGGCGGTGGTGGTCAAGGTGTCAAGGGTGGTGTCAAACTGCCGGGTTCTGCTGGCTTCAAAGTGAAGATGGGTAGAAAAAGACCTAAAACTGGTAGATACGCAAAGAAATAACTTGACAAATCTCTAGATACCTGTCATACTATAACAATGATGATAAAACTTACAGGTAAGACGAACCACGGCAAGAACCGTGTTCGTGAGCATGGTGACCTCTGGGAAGTCCTAGAGGTGCCTACAGGTGTGTTGTCTATGACACATAAACCCCCATTCCCCCCTATCAAATCAGTCAAGACAGGCGAAGAGCGATGGCTCGATGATGTCAATTTTTCTTGGATTCCTAGTCGATTTTAGTTGACAAACCCTATTTCGCATGGTATAGTTAGTTATAGTGAGAAACAAAGAGGTTATTGACATGATTGAAGTCGCAAAGACAATTCTCTCCCAAATCGATACGTTAGACAGGATGGCCATGTTTGCTTGGGGTGCCAAGAACTTGATTGATATAGAAGATGGACTGATGTTTAATTCTTCTGGCATGGTCAAAAACAAGGGTTACATCACGATCAAGCTGAATGGTAATGACTTGTATGATGTGACCTTCGGCAAGGTTCGGAAGTTTGAGTATAAGGAACTTGTCCGTGTCGAGGATGTGTTCGTAGAAAACTTGGTTGAAACTGTAGATAATATGGTAGGTTGAAATGAAGTATCGTTATTTTGAAAGCACTGGTCGGAAGCGGAAGGCTCCTACCCCACGCATGATGGAATACCTTGGTCATGTTATTGATTTGCCCACCGATAATAACCGTGGAAAGGACACTGGTAAGGCTCCTGATGAAGTGATTGGTGAGAAGATGCGTGTCACTAGGGGTCGGATTGGTTTACTTCGTCATGATTTTGCTAGGTTCTATAACAAGGAAGAGGTTTTGGAATTGTGTGAAGAGGTCATGAAGGAAACTGCTTAAAAAACTTGCAAAATAGCTCATTTTCTGCTTGACAAACCCTATTCCGTATGGTACTATTAGATATAGTGAGAAACAAGAGAGGTTATTGAGATGACTGTT